CTGAAAGGAATCAACAATGGCCTCTCTAATCTACAATTCAGCCTTGAATGACATGGCAACTGGTGCGATTGATTTTGACACCGACTCATTCAAGATCATGCTGGTCACATCCAGTTACACCCCAAACAAAGATACGCACACAAAGCGATCTGACGTTACCAACCAGATCAGTGGCACTGGCTACACCTCGGGCGGTGTTTCCACTGCTGTGACTGTGACCAACGACACAGCCAATGACCGAATTGACATCAACTTTGCGGATGTCTCTTGGGCTTCAGCAACTTTGACTGCGGCTGCTGCTGTGATCTATAAGACCACTGGCACTGCATCAACTGACAATTTGGTGGCTTATCTTGATTTCGGTGGCAATGTGACATCAACAAATGGCACATTTACACTGGACATCACTTCACCACTGCGAATTCAAAACTAAGGCTCAAAGGCCGTGAAAGGACATCATGGCTCTAGTCTTATCAGATCGGGTCAAAGAGACAACGACCAGCACTGGAACGAGTGACTTCACCCTTGATGGTGCTGTCACTGGTTTTCAGACTTTCTCGGCTGGCGTTGGCAATAGCAACACGACTTATTACGCAGTCTCTCTGGGTGCGGATTGGGAAGTCGGACTCGGCACACTGTCGAGTGATGGTCTGACACTCGCTCGGACTACTGTTTACCAATCAAGCAACTCAGATACAAAGGTTTCTTTTGGCTCAGGGTCAAAAGAAGTTTTTGTCACTTATGCGGCTGATAAGGCGGTTTTTGAGGACGCTTCTGGCAATGTCACACTTCCAGCAAATCTGACAGTCACTGGTGGCTCAACCACTGATTCTGTCCAGTTGGACTTGGCTGCGGGTGTTACTCCTGCTGTTGGCCAGATTGCATGGGATTCAGGTCAAGGCACTGCCAGTCTTGGCCTCTTGGGTGGCAATATCATCTCAAGGCTTGGTCAATCTTTGGTTGCTTATGTGACCAATGCTGAGTCAGTGACGATCACAAAAGGCCAAGCGGTTTATTTATTTTCGGCTCAAGGTGATCGAGCAACTGTCAAACTGGCCAACAACACTGGTGATGCAACCTCGGCCAAGACCCTTGGAATTGTTGGTGAGGACATCACTGCAAACGGCACTGGCTTTGTTGTTTGTCAGGGCGTGGCTTATGGTCTAAACCTTTCTGCATTCACGGCTGGCGACACACTTTATCTGGGCACGACTGCTGGTGCGGTTACTGCGACTAAGCCTTATGCACCAAACCATTTGGTTTATTTGGGTGTGGTTGAAAAAGCCAACGCTGGTGCTGGTCAACTTTATGTCAGAGTGCAAAACGGCTATGAGTTAAACGAAATCCATGATGTTCAAATCACTTCAATTGCTGACAATCAAATCTTGAGATATGACTCAGCATTGAGCCTTTGGAAAAATGAAACATTGCCAACTTATTTGCCAATCATTGACCGATCTGGCTCTGCTGTGAATATTTCAGTTGCAAATGGTTATCTGCCAGTCCTCAATAGGTCTGGTTCTACAATTCAAATCACAATTGCGTGAGGTTAAAAAATGGCTGCTCGATATCCTTTAGTCATCAATGGAACTCAAGTTCAAGAGTTGCAATCTGGTGACACATTAACTGGTCAGGCTGCATCGGGTGCAAACTCTGACATCACATCTTTATCGGGATTAACAACTGCTTTGAGTGTTCCTCAAGGCGGCTCTGGTGCTGCCACATTAACTGGCATCTTAAAAGGCAATGGAACAAGTGCATTCAGTGCGGCCACGTCTGGCACTGATTATGTTGCTCCAAGTGGTGCATTAGGAACTCCCTCCTCTGGAACTTTGACAAACACAACAGGTTTGCCACTTACAACAGGAGTCACAGGAACACTGCCAATTGCCAATGGGGGCACAAATGCAACAACTGCGGCAAATGCTTTAACCTCATTAGGTGCATACCCTGCAACCAATCCTAGTGGCTTTACAACTAATACTGGCACAGTCACAAGTGTTGGTGGCACAGGCACAGTCAATGGAATTTCTTTGTCTGGCTCAGTAACTTCATCAGGCAATTTGACTCTTGGCGGCTCATTATCTGGTGTCGATTTGACAACTCAAGTTACATCTACATTGCCAGTTGCTAATGGCGGCACAGGAGCAACAACTTTAACCGCTAATAACGTCATATTAGGAAACGGCACAAGCGCACCTTTGTTTGTCGCGCCTAGCACTAGTGGAAATGTGCTCACCAGTAATGGCACAACTTGGGCATCGACCGCACCACCCGCAAGTTTTTCTACATCGGCTAATAACACCTTTACAGCCACACAGACATTCTCAGGCACTTCATCTGCTCAAGCCATTGTCCTAAACGATGCAGCAGAGGTAGCAACAGTATCAGCTACTGCGGCTACAGGAACAATTAACTACGACATTACAACTCAGTCAGTTTTGTACTACACAAGCAACGCAAGTGCTAACTGGACAGTTAACTTCAGAGGCTCTAGCGGTACTTCACTCAATACTTTGATGAGTACAGGTCAGTCAATGACTGTGGCTTTCTTGGTGACTCAAGGCTCTACTGCTTACTACAACTCTGCTGTTCAAGTTGATGGAACTACATCAGGTGTTACGACACGTTGGCTAGGTGGTGCGCCTACTGCTGGTAATGCTAGTGGCATTGATAGCTATCGTTATTTAATTTTGAAGACGGGAAGTGCGACTTTCACAGTCTTGGCAAGCAACACACAATTTAAGGCTTAAACCATGCCATTACAAGCAACTTCTGGTGCGGCTAGTTACGATGGATTCGGGGGAGGTGTTGTTGCCGAGCCAAACTATATAGAGTCATGTTTCAGCACATACCTTTACACAGGCAACGACTCTACACAGACCATTACCAACGGCATTGATTTGTCTGGTAAGGGTGGATTGACATGGATTAAGTCTAGAAATGAGGCATTTGCGCATAGGTTATTTGATACTGCAAGAGGCGCAAATTATTTCTTGATTTCAAATACAACTGATGCAAGCACTTATGACGCTTCATCATTAACATCTTTTAATTCAACTGGTTTTTCATTAGGTAGTGAGTATCGTGTAAATGCCGCTAACACTACCTACGCCTCATGGACATTCCGAGAGCAACCAAAGTTTTTTGATGTTGTGACTTATACGGGGACTCAAGGTGTTGGCGGTAGCGGTCAAGCTATTAGTCATAACCTTGGAAGTGAGCCTGCTTGCATCATTATTAAACCAATTAATGATTCTGGAACAAACTGGACTGTTTACCACAGGGGTTTATCAAGTCCTTTTACACAGCAACTATTGTTAAATTCAACTGCGGCTGTTGCAACTAATTCAAACAAAGTAAAAGCGGTTTCATCAACTACTTTTACCGCAGGATGGGAACTTGCGTTTGATACTGTTCAATATGTAGCCTACGTCTTCGCCCACAACGCAGGAGGCTTTGGCCTAACTGGTACAGACAATGTGATTTCGTGTGGGTCATATAGTGGTACTGGTAGCGACATGAGCGTTACGCTTGGTTATGAGCCTCAGTATGTAATGATTAAGCGTACCGACAGCACTGGTGATTGGTGGATTGGCGACACCATGCGTGGTTTTAATTTACAGGGTGTTGCTAGATTAGAAGCAAACACATCTGACGCAGAAGCCGCCATATACAACGGAGTTCAACCGACTGCAACGGGGTTTTTCTTGCCCGCTGGTACAGTACTTAATGGTGGTGGCGATACATTCATCTACATAGCCATTCGCAGAGGCCCGATGAAAGTGCCTACTGTGGGGACTAGTGTGTTTAGTCCTAATCGTTGGACTTCAACTGTTGGTTCTGCAATTACAACAAACTTTCCGCTTGATTTCCAAATTAGCAAATGGATGGGTACTGGCGGTGATGGTAATTTTGTCCAAGACCGCTTGCGTGGTTTAAATACTGTTACGACTAATAGCGCACAACCATACTTGTTTACCGAATCAACAGCGGCAGAAAGTACAAATTCTGGTGCTAATTACAATTTTGGGAACACAGGTTTTTTAGTTGGCGATAATAATTCTGGGAATGGTTGGGCTATCAACTTCAGACGTGCCCCCAGCTTCTTTGATGAGGTTTGCTGGACAGGAAATAATGGGGCAAACCAACGTGTTTCACACAACTTAGGTGTTGTGCCAGAACTCATCATTTACAAAGGGCGCAACAAGGTCAACTACTGGCGTGTGTATTTTGGAAGCATCAACACGTACATCCAACTCGATGCTGGTATTGCGGCAGTTTCTGGCTCAAACTTCTGGGGTTCTTTAGCACCAACCACAACTGACTTTGGCATTAACTGCGGGTCAATGGACTTGGATAACTTTAATGCCGTAGGTTACCTCTTTGCAACCTGCCCCGGCGTTTCCAAAGTAGGCTCATACACAGGGACAGGCGCAACGCAGACGATTAACTGCGGGTTTGGTGCTAGTGGTAGCCGCTTCGTTCTAATCAAGCGTACTGACTCAACTGGTGACTGGTATGTGTGGGATTCTGCCCGTGGCATGGTTTCAGGTACTGACCCATCATTGTTATTGAACTCCACAGCGGCTGAAGTAAATGCAAACAGCGTTTATGCGGTTTCAACTGGATTCCAAATCGTATCAACAGCCGCAGGGATTAACGCATCAGGCGGTTCGTACATTTTCTTGAGCGTGGCGTAGACTTTGCCACATCTAGCCATAACTTAAAGGACTTATATGCAAATCAGAATCAAAGAAACAGGCGCAGTCATGTACGAAGCAGAATTTCGTGCATACACAAAAGCCAATGGTGGCCCATCATGGGAAACAACAACAACTGAAGTCTTAGAGGCTTTGGGTGCTGATGTAGTCTTTGAAGGCCCACAAGCTACAGGCGGTACTGTTTACCAATACTCTCAAGCCTCTGGTGTTGAGCAGATTGATGGTAAGTGGTACACTAAACATATTCTTGGTCCTGTCTTTACAGATTTTGCGGGCTTTGAAGATTATCCAGCTAAAACAGCTATCGAACAAGAGAATGAATACAAAGCTGCCAAAGATGCAGAACAGGCTAAGTCTGTTCGTCAGACTCGTGATGCTAAGTTAGCTGAGTGTGACTGGACTCAAGTAGCTGATGCACCTGTTGATAAGACAGTATGGGCTACATACCGTACTGCCTTGCGAAATGTCCCCACGCAGTCTGATTTCCCTTGGACAATCACTTGGCCTGACGCACCATAATGCTCGGCAATTACGCACTTTCAGAATTTCCAATCAGCACATCGGGAATTACCGATGCGACTGCGAGTGCGTCCATTGGTACAGTCACAGCAACTGTTTTAACAGCATCGATCTCTGGTGACGCTTTAGTTCAAGTCACAATTGGCACTTGCTCAGTAAGTGCAATAAACGCAACGGCTTCTGGCGATGCAAATATATCCAGCGCAATTGCCACAGTCACAGCAACAGTCCCAAGTTCTACACAAACTGCTGATGCGCTGATTCAAGCGTCTTTCCTGACAGACACAGCAACTGCTCCAGAGGCCAGCGCAACTGGTGACGCAAACATTCAGGCTTTGATTGGCACTGTCACAGCAACTGCTCCGACTGGAACTGCTTTCCCTCAAACTGTCGTTCAAGCGACAATTGGCACTGTCACGGCAACTTCACCAGAAGCGAGTTCTACTGGTGACGCAAATGCACAAAGCGCAATTGGCACTGTTTCGGCTTCAGTCTTGGAATTCTCGATTTCTGGGGATGCCAACACATCGGCAAGCATTGGAACTGTCACAGCAAGCGTTTTAGGCTTTTCTGTCTCTGGCAATGTTGATGTTCAGGCAAGCATTGGAACTCTTGTCTCAACTGCTCCTAGTGCGTCTGCGGTGGGTTTTGCCAATGCTTTGGCCTTGATTGGAACTGTCTCGGCCAATGAGCCTGAGTTTGTAGTAACTGGCTCTGCTTTGGTTCAGGTATCTATTCCTCTGGTTCAAGACCTTGCACCGACTGCAACTGCCAGAGGCGATGGCAATGCTTTTGCAAATATCAACACAGTTGGCTCAGTTGTTCCTAATTTCACAGTGTCTGGAAATGCCTCAATTCAGGCTGTTTTGGCCACTGTCACGGCCAGTTCACCAACTGCGATGGCTTATGCGGTTTCGGCTGCAAGCAATCTTTTGTATGTCTATGCTGAAAACAGAGAAATCTTGATTTCGCTAGAATCGAGGGTAATTTATGTTGCCAACGAGGATCGAATTTTGGAGGTTTCAAATGGCTGACTTTATAAAAGACCCAAATGCGGTTCTTGATTACGGATTTGATTGGTCTGACTGGCTTCAAAGTGGTGAGGTTATTACAAGTTCAACTTGGATCAATCCAGATTCAATCACAATCAATTCAAATGCTTACTTAAGTGAGACAACTGTTGTTTGGGTGTCTGGTGGGACTGCTGGCAAGTCTTATCGTCTGACAAACAGAATAGTGACCAACAACAGCCCTGCTCGGACTGAGGACAGGACGCTTTTGATCGAGGTTCAAGAGCGATGACCAACAATGCAGAAACAACTACTGCCATTGCTGCCAAACTAGCCCCACCAGCCACAGTCTCACTGGCGAGCGTGATGGGTTTGCAGGTCAGCGAGTTGGTGCTTTGGGCGACTCTGATTTATACAGTCTTGCTAATTGGCCACAAACTCTGGTCAATCTACAAAGATTTGAAAAAATGAAAGATTGGGCTGTTGCTTTAACTAGCGCAGTCCTGTTTTGTCTGACTGTCATTTGGTGTTTTTACATCATTGCTTGGGTCATCTTGTGAAATGGTTGTTGATGTCATCAATATTGTTTACATTGGTGGCATCTAGTAAAGATAAAACTGAATACAGATGTGTCAGATGGGCGTGGACAGGTGATGTCTATAACCGAAAAGTAGTGTGTCTTGAGTGGCAAAAGGTTGAGAGAAAATGATTCCAATCGATCCCATGACTGCTTTAGCGGGTATCCAATCCGCGATTAGCATGGTCAAGAAGGCCAGTGCTGTGGCATCTGATCTTGGCTCCTTAGCCCCAATGATTGGGAAACTCTTTGATGCTAAGAGTACCGCTACCAAGGCATTGATTGAGGCGAAGAAGACCAAAGGCTCAAACATGGGGACTGCTCTCCAGATTGAGATGGCCTTGGAGCAAGCCAGAGCGTTTGAAGAAGAACTCAAGATGCTCTTTATGACCACAGGCAAGGTTGATGTCTGGAATAAGATCAAAGCGCGTCAAGACCAAATGGACATTGATGATGCAAGGGAACTGAGGTCTTTAGAAAAGGCAGAGAAAAAGGCTAAACAAAAAGAACAAGAGATGAATGAGTTGGCCATCATCATTGGTGGCGTGGCTTTTGTCTTGTTTTTGGTTGCAATTGGTATTTATGAGTTAATGGAGTTTTGTGAAACCACCAGAAGGTGTGGTCGGTGAATGAGTATCAGAAGACCTTTGACCTATGCCTAAAGATATTCGTTTACGGGTGTGTGGCTTTGTGGTTTCTTGGCTTCTTAAAGTTCTTGCCTGACGATTTGTCTGACAGGATTGTTAATCTCTTACTTGGAAGGGTTGGTCTAGGAAAATGAGAATCACCACTTATCAACAGAATGCTCAAATGTTGTCAGAGGCTCACAGGATGATCCATCAACAGAATATGAAGCGTTTGGCAGAGTTAACCAGACAGGCCGAACAACAACAAAGAGTTCAAGAGATCAAAACGCAATGGGCTAAAGCGGTGGACATCAAAGTATGAAATATCTGATCGCAATTGTTCTTTTGATGCTGACTGGCTGCTTAGAGGACAGATACAGATATTTTTGCCAAAACCCTGACAATTTCACTTCTGAACAATGTCAGAAACCTCGATGCTTATTCACCCAGACTTGTCCAGAGTATTTGGTCGCACCAATTCTGACAAAACAAATTGAGAATGTTCAACCAGAGGAAGCAAAAAAATGAAAGTTGCTGAAGTTAAAAGCACTGAGGAACTCATAGAACTTTTAAAAGTTTGCGGTTGGCTTTTTGCGGTTGTTGTTGTTATGTTGGTGTTTGGAACAATTGTTATTGCATTTTTGTATTCAATAATTTTTGTGACGCAACCAATCAAATCTCTTGCGCCACTCGATGCTGCGGTGCTTAAAATGTTAAATGACATTGTTCTTTTGTTGGTTGGTAGCATCACGACTCTGATTGGGATGTATGCGCTTAACAAGGGGTCTAGAGCCATTGCAAATCGAATGATGCCCACACCACCAACTCAACCTATGTGTGGCGGTTATGGAGGCTCTCAAGGCGGTTATCAATCAAGTCCTCCAGCCTATAACCCTCAAGGTGCTTATGGCGGTCTGCCAAGCCAAGCATTTGGTGCAATGCCAGTTTGGACAAACCCAGAACTGGATGAGTCTTGGACTCCACCACCACCACCGACCACACCTCCAGACCACCTTGAGGATGATGATGAAAGAGAACTTTTGGCCAACGCAAGAAAAGAGGCTGAGTAATGCTACCAATCCCACTTCCTTGGTTAATTGTTGGTGTTCTAATTTCCCTTTTTGGGACTTACCGAGTTGGCCATCATTACGGCTGGATCGAGCGCGATAATGACATGAAGATTGCCATTGCCAAAAAGAATGATGAGGCAAGGAAGGTCGAGCAAAAACTCACTGAGGAGATCAACACAAATGCAACCAAACTTTTGGAGTCAACAAATGTCATCAATCAAAAACAGTCTGCTCTTGATCGTGCTATTCGCGATGGTCGGGTGCGCTTCAAGTCCTCCAGTTGTCCATCAACCTCCCAAAGTGCCACCATTGCCACCACAGATCGCACAGAAACAGGAAGTCAACCT